AACAAACGTTCCTGGAACGACGTGTCCATTACCGATGAAAAAGAGTTCTGGAAGGAGATCAAGGAGTCCCATAGGCGAGAATATATCCTGTTCAATGAAAGACTCCTTAGCTTTGCTAAGCGAGAATTTGAACAGGAACCTATGGCAAGAAGCAGCTGTTGGGACCATTCCACTTTCGCAGTACCTACAGAAATACGAGAATGGTCTCAACAATACTTACAAAGGCCCCGTTTACCAAGGCCCAAGTCATTAGTTTTAGTAGGACCTAGTAGAATAGGTAAAACCGAAATGATGAGGTCTTTTGGTGATCATATGTATTGTAATAATATGTATGATCTTAAAGACATGCTTAAAACATATGATTCTGCTCAGTTTCTACTGGTAGATGATGTTAGTTGGTCGAAAATACCAGCTTTAAAAGCTCTGATCGGTTGTCAAAGTGAGTTTAGTCTTACGGATAGATATCACCATAAGCATACTTTTAAAAATTGGGATCTTCCCACTATTTTTTTAAATAATGCTGATATGTGGAATGATCGTTTTTTTAAATATGATGTAGACTTTAATACTTATTTTGAATGTAATTGTATTACTTTATTTTTACTTAATAATAAACTTTGGAATTAATTTTTTAAATACTTATGTTTTTTACGGGCAAATAGAGCTAGGGTAATCCTCTCAGGCCTTTTGGCTAAGATCTTTATGTAGACTTTAATTTATACTCGGCTAGGGGGGGCCCCAGTCCCCTCCCATAGCCTACATTGTAGACATTATTTTAATTCAATACTTGTTTTTTTTTGTTATTATATTTATTTTTATTTAAAACATGTTATTTTACAATGATTTTGGTTAGACACTTGCTAATGCGGTTCTAGTAGTAACACCATTTCCTAATAATAGTTGTGAACCTGCCCATAATATATTAGCTGACTTAACACCATCAGTTGTTTCATATGAATCATCAATCAATCTCCATTGATATCTTCTTATAGAATGTACTACAGGACATGCTGTTGTTGCAAATGCAGGTGTCATTACTGTTAATGTTGGTATACCTCTACTTTCGAATATCCAGAATCTACTAACATCTTTGAAAAACCCTACATCTTCTATCTTTAAACATTTAAATTCTTTATTTACATAATAACTTCTTGTTAAATCTATAGATGCATTGGATGCTAATTCAAAGGATTCTATTTTATCTATACTACAATACTTCCTAAAGTTTGGATTTGAAGTTGGTGAATAACCAGGTGTGGTTGATGTCATTTTAGTTACTACTCCAGTTGTTGAATTATCAGTCTCTTGGACTGATGTATCATAACTTGCATAACATAAATGTAATAGATCTCTAATATTTTGAACTGTTTCTAAATTATTGATATCTGCTTCTGCTAATGCTGCATTGGGTATATTTTGTTTAAAACTACATTCGTACATTTTAATCATAGCTGGTACCGCTGCTGCATTTCTTACTATCATATTTATTGACATTTTTCTTAAGAAAAATTTCTTAGTTTGTACTGCTTGAAATTGTGTACTAGTTTCTAGTTGTCTAGAAATAGTATTCAAGTCATTATTTTGTTCTCCGCCAGTATTATATCCTAAACATCCACTTCCTAAGGATATACATAAGGCTCCAATACAATTAATCAATGATTGTATTTCCGCTAAACTATTGAAATACGTATCTTGATAAGGATATTTGGCACTCAATGATTGATTAACTTTCTTTTTAAAACTTTTATTCATACGACGTTTAAACGTCTTTCTTCTATTACTACGTTTACCACGTTTTCTTTTGATATAAACACTACGAGCTTCATGTTGACCATAGCCTACATCGGCTTCAGCTTCATTAGCTCTTTCTGTTTTATCACGTGGAGGTTTCTTTTTAAAGGTTTTCTTAATTATACCTCCACCACGTTTTACTCCTTTCATGATTTGATTCCTATTATTATAGGCATATTTGCCTACAAGCTTTGCAGCTCTAACTGTGTACGGATGTGCATTGTACCAATTAGCTAATCCTGCTATTCTTGAAGATCTTCGCGGCTGTACCTGCATCATAATTAAAAAATTATTTTTTTTTTGCAGGTATTGAACCGCGGTTCTTTTTATAGTTTTTTGGAATCATAAATCACGTGATTAAAGTAATATGATTGGCTATCGCCAATCACAATACCATAATTTATTTTTTGTCTACTATTCATATATAACTCCCACTTTTCCGCTTTTTTTGAGGTAATATTAACTCAAAAAAATGGAAAACGAAAATAACACCACCAACACTGAAAACCAATCAGAAGATGCTACTGAGGTAAATTTCAGATTCTGTGCTTGCAAAGTCTTTCTAACATACCCACAATGTTCTTTATCAATAGAAGACTTACTCGCTGAAATTCAGAAGTTGGGACAAATTAGACATTACTGTATTAGTCAAGAACAACATGAAGATGGTGCAAAACATCTCCATGGACTCATCCAATTCGCATCTAAAATTGACACTCGAAATAGAAGGTAAGATATTTAATTTATATAATAAATATATAATTTAATTGTTTTACATTAGATACTTCGACATTAGAGGCCATCACCCCAACATCCAGAAACCTAGAGACACAAAGGCCATCATCAAGTACATCTGTAAAGATGGATCTTTTATCAACACCTTCCCAAACAAACGTTCCTGGAACGACGTGTCCATTACCGATGAAAAAGAGTTCTGGAAGGAGATCAAGGAGTCCCATAGGCGAGAATATATCCTGTTCAATGAAAGACTCCTTAGCTTTGCTAAGC